AATCAAAATCGGAGAGTAAATCGGAAAGTAAGACTGAAGAAAAGAAAGAAGAAACTAAATCGGAAAGCAAAGAAGAAAAGAAAGAGGAATCAAAGTCAGAGGAGAAAAACGAGGAGAAGAAGGAAGAATCTAAAGAGGAAAAGAAAGAGGAGAAGAAGGAAGAAAAGAAAAAAGAGGAAAAAAAGAAAGCAGTAGCAAATCCAATGATGATGGCTAGTGATTTGGCTGGTACGGAAGATATGGAAGGTAGATATGCTGTAATGATGAGTGTAGGTGTTTCTAAATCATCTCTTATGGGTGATAAATCATATTCAGCTACCGCACTTATATGGAGTACCCTAAACCAATTTGCATTGAGTGGTGGTATTACTAAGATGGATTTTGAAGAAGGTAAACTAAATGCAATACATTCATACGGAACTACATTTGCATATCTTAAAGGAACTCTAATGAACCTTAATGGATATACCTATATCAAACCACATCCTAAATACGGAACATTTGGTTATAATGTGGGTGTAATTACCTTAATGATGCCTAAAATGGGTGAGGGTGGTTATGATGTATCTTTAAGTGCATCCGCAGTTGGATTTTGGATGAAACCATTTCAGTATAGTAGAAAAGTTACCCTAACCCCTCAATTGTTTGTAATGCAATCTCCAATAGCTTGGAATACAATGACTGGTAATAGTTCGGTAAGTAGAACACCTGGCGCAATTATAGGTTTGGGGTATGATTACAAATTAAGTAAAAGATTTGGATTATCTACATCATATAGGGGTGCAATGACCTTCGAACCTAACTTTAATTTACTACATAACTTCCAAATTGGGTCAAAAATGATATTTTAGAATAAATCAATATTTATACACATAAAATAATATATTATGAAAAAATTTGTTAATTTCAAAAACATTGCCATAGCAGCATTAGTTATTTACATCCTTTTACAATGGTTTAACCCAGGTGGAGTAATGCCAGGTGGAAGAACTATCCGTATTGAGGGTAAAAAATATGAAATAATTAAGCACGAAATCGATACTGTTGATATTGTAAAGACTAAAGTGGTAACTAAAAAAGGTGAAGATATCTACCATGAAACAATTGTTGAGAAAGAAGTAATCATTCCAGCGGTAATTGATACAGCTGCATTATTAAAAGATTATTACTCAAAAGTATTATATAAAGATGTATTAGTATTGCCTGATTCATTAGGAACTGTGGCTGTAACTGATACTATCTCACAAAATAAAATATTGGGTAGAACTTTCAATGCAAGTGTTAAACAAAGAACTATTAAAGAAACTATGATTGTTAAAGAGCCCGCAAAAACTCAATTATATTATGGTTTGAATGCCGGATTTAATAGAGAAGATTATGTTTCAGCAGTTGGAGCTGGTTTGATTCTTAAAACTAAAAAAGATAAAATCTATAACTTAAATATTGGTGTAAACAATAGAACAACGGATGGTACTAATGGTTCATTCTCACCTTATGTTGGATTTGGTACTTATTGGAAAATCAAAGTAAAAAAATAATATGATAAAACTTACTCAATTAAACGAAGCATCGGAAATAAAATTCAAAGAATTAAAACCTATTCAACAAAAACAGGTTGTGGCATTTCAAAAAGTAATTGGTGCAGACCATTCTCAAATTTTTGCTGGTATTCACGGAATGGTTGTAGATATTCCAGCAAGAGGCAATTTTGGAACTGGTTATCGTTTTGGAGCCGATACTCTTAAAAAATTATTAGCATTAAAGATTCGTTGGGTTGAAGCAGATGGTGATGTAATTTCAATAGGATTTTAATATGATAAAGTTAAAAGATATACTAAAAGAAACAGCTAGTAAAGAAGCAATGGGAATTGCTGGATTTACTGGTACTCGTGCAATTGCAGTACAAAAATTTATAGATGATTTCAATTTGAATGCTAAAAAGCTTTTTAACTTTATAGCTAAAGGAAAGTTAAAAGATAGAATGGACTTTTCAACAGCAATAAGTGGAAAACCTGGTAACAAATATCAAGGTAACTTTGTAGGTATGTTTGGAGAAAGTGTAGTAAGTGAAGTAACATTACAAAAAGGTAAAACTTATGGTGGAACTAAATGTGAAGGTGGTTGCTTTATGGGTAAGGAAGGTTTAAAGAAAATAATTAAAATATCAAAGGATTCTCCTAAAGATGTTTTTATGTTTAGAGATGATAACTACTCTGGATTACAACCACACTTTGTTAAAGATGGTGTAATTGCAAAAGCAACTGTACTCAATCCGGCCTATGATTTGGAAAAGCATAAAGTAAGAAGTTTGAATATTGGTAAAGATGTAATTCTTTCAGTAAGATTATTCGTATCAATAAAGGAATCAATAAAGGAAGCAAAATCGGATTATGAAGTATATCACAAATCATATACATCAGCTATCCAAGCAGCTAAAGCATACGCAGAGAAAAAAGGATACGAAATAAATGATGATGATTCTTTCAGACAAATAGGAATGGGCCCTCGTAAACCATCGGAAGGTAAGACTAATAAATTTAGTATTGAATTATCTAAAGATGGTAAGGTTCAAAGAAAGAAACTTCAAATTCAGGTTTATGGTATGAGAAACTCATATGAATTGAACGCATACATCCAATAGAAAATGAAACTTAAAGAGTGCATAATCGTATCTAAAGAAATTAAAGATAAGTTTATATTAGCTAAGAATAGAGATAGAGCTTATAATCCATCTTTAGAAATAGTACACACTATCATTGATGGTGTGGAAGTTGCATATCTGCACGATTTAGTAACTGATTGGAGTGAGGGTTTAAACGAAAATGGAATCGGTGTTGTAAATTCAGCACTATTAGTTGGACACGATGAAGCCGAACATAAGATTGTAAAGAAAGGTGGAAAGCCAGGTCCTGATGGTGATAAGATGAGAAACATTATTAAGCAACCTACTCTAATGGATGCAGTAAGAGCTGCACTATCATATAAGGGCAAGAGTGGATTATCTTTGAAAGGTCATACATTTGTATCATCTCCAAAACATATGGTTAGTATTGAAACTACATCAAAGCATAAGGCTGATGTTAAACTTCAAAACTCCGAATCGCCTGTTGTTCGTACAAACCACGGACATATGTTCACCGATGCCGGATATACAAGCGGTGAGAAATATCTAAGTTCAAAATTGAGAAAGATATCAGCAGAGAAATCAGTTGATAAAGTAGAAGATTGGAAAGCAATAGCACAAGCTATGAGAAAGGAATACTTTCCAACCAAACCTCAATTGAATATGAAAAGAGATACAGAAGAAATGTCTACATCATCTCAAACTGTAATGAATCTAACGGATAGAATATTACAAATAACTTACTTTAAGGGTAAGGTGGATGAATTCAAAGGTATTAATAGACAATTGCCTGAAGGATATCAACCAAAGATTACAATCGAAGTAATCCCAGTTTAATTTCAACATTTTAATAGAACCATATTTATATACATACAAAATGTAAATATATTAATATGTCAAACGATTTCGAATTATTTCCAGGTAAATCCCTAAATGGGTTATTTCAGGATATATACAACAACCAAGTACATAAGAAAGCAAGAATCAGCGATTTAATCAATGATTTAAAAAATATGGTTAGAAGTCCAAGCGATATGGGTAACTTAGGACCATTAATTAATTCACTAATAGATAGTTCAATTAGAAACGATGACCATTTGGTTAAATTAGCGGCTATTGCAACTAAGATTGTAGCAGCTGATAAAAAGACTGAAGGCCAAGAAGGATTCCTATCACCATTTGAGAAAGAACAACTACTTAGAGATTTAGAAAATACCAAAGAAGAAGTTGAAAGAGTGGATGATTTGGAATTTGAAATGGAGGAGTTAAAAAAGAAAATGAAGTAATATGGGATTACAAAATTCAAGCGTATCAGCAGTACAAGCAGCCCAAAGCGCAGGAGCAGATGGTGCAAAATCGCAAGGTGTAGTTTATAGTGTAATATTAGATGAAACACATCCTTATTTAAAAAATAGAGAAGATTCTAAAAACAAAGAATCAATTTTTGTAGGTGCTATTCAATATAGATTAACAGGACAACCATCAGATGATGATGCTAGTTTACCTATTGCATATCCATTGGATAAAAATTTTAAAACACTTCCTGTAAAAAATGAATCTGTTGAAATTATAAAAGGAGCGGGTGGTACTACATATTATAAAAGAATAGGGCCCGAATTATCGCCATTAGTAGATGCAGACCCAACTAGTATATCAAAACTATTTAGCCCTGTAAAAGTAACTGAAAATGCATCAAAGGAATATTCAAAAGTACAATCAACAGGAATATCAAGAAGTACTACAAATGAAACAGCTAAGTATAATGGACATGGTGATTATTTTTTATATGAAAGAGGTATTCATAAATTAAAGTTATATGAAGGTGATACTTTATTTGAAAGTAGATTTGGACAATCAATTAGATTTTCTGGATATAATAACGATGAAAAAAAATTATCACCAACAATTATAATAAGAAATGGTGAAAATACTGAATCTAAAAAATTATTAGATAGTGAAGTAACTAACGAAGATATAAATAGAGATGGTAGCATAATAGCTATGACATCTAATAAATTTCAATTAGGATTTGTTCCTGGTAAGGTTGATGATAAAGGTAAAGGTGATTTTGAAACAAAGCCTGAATCTTTTGAAAATTATCCTGATAAATTAGTAGGTGACCAAATACTTGTAAACTCTGGAAGAATAATATTATCTGCAAAAAGTGGTGAGATGTTATTCTATTCAAAAAAGAATTATGGATTTATTTCTGATGGTGGACTTTCAATAGATAATAAAGGTGGTATTGATGTTAGTACAAAAGATAATGTTAATTTTATAACAAATAATAAAGATTTTGCAATTCATAGTGGTAAGGGTTCTATATTTTTAGGAGATACTGAATTAGAACCATTGGTTAAAGGAAAGAAGTTGGTTGAACTATTAGCAGAACTATTGGATGCAATAGTTGCACAAAATTACTTAACACCTTCCGGCCCATCTAAAATAGGACCTGAAAATTTACCAACTTTTAGTAAAATAAAATCCAAGTTAAATAATATCTTAAGTAAATTAAACCAAACATCTTAATATGGAAAATTTAACTGCACAAGCAACAAGCACAGCGCAAAATGCACAAGCAACGGCAACAAACGCAGTTGGGAATGTATCATCAACGGCAACAAACGCAGTTGGGGATGTATCATCAAAAGCAACAAATGCGATAGGTGATTTACAATCAAAAATACCAAAACCACCTGCAGTACCACAATTACCTAAGTTACCAAACGTACCACAATTGCCTGGCGTTCCTGAATTCAAACAAAAAGAATTACCAGTACCAAAGAAACTTAAAAATAATAAATTCAAAGATAAGTTAGCGGCCGCTGCAGCTAAAGCAAAACAATTGGCAGCAAAAGGACAGGCGGCAGTAGCAGGTGCACAAGCAAAAGCACAAGCAGCTGTAGCTGGTGCACAAGCTAAAGCAGAAGCAGCTGTAGCAACTGTGCAAGAAAAAGCACAAAAAGCAGTATCCGATGCACAAGATAAAGTAAAACAAGGAATTGCAAGTGCCGAAGAAAAAGCAACAGCTACTGCTGAAAAGGCTAAACAAAGTGCACAAGACGAAATTAAAAAAGTTCAAGAAGGAAATGGAGGTAAGCCATTGACAGAAGAACAAAAGGATAAAATTGTAATAAACAAAACAACCGAAGCCGCAGTTAAGGATGCAAAACCAACACAAGATGCAGCTAAGGCGGCATTAGCAAAATCAAACGAAACAATAGGAAAACCTGATTTATCAACACCTATGAAATTTATCAAATCATATGATACTCCTAAAAATGGAAATAGATTTTATTTTTATCAACAAAGAGATAGTGTTGGGGTTTATTATACATCTGTACATGATAAAAAAGACCCATTTTCATATAAAATTCAGAATTTTGCAAAGAAAACTGCAGAAAGTGGAATAGACGTGGCTACTAGATATTGTAATGAAGTAGAAGATGATGCTTAATAAACAAAATAGTTAATTATGTCTTGGCAAACATTTAAAAATAATATATTAGACCTTTCAAATAATCCTGATAGTATAAACGATATTGATTTGGTAGCAAAAACATATGCTACCGAATATGATGCAGCTATTAAAAGAGGTAAGGATTCACTTCATCAAATATCTTTACAAAAGGGAAACGTTGAAGCTATGACTCAATTGTTCAAAGCAGCTTTATTAAAAGGACAAACATCTACCTCTCCATATGATTTGGTTGGTGAGATGGGTAAAGGAGTTATTGCTTATTGGAGTGGTGCAACTATGAATAATTTTCCTATACCTGTTATACCCGCAACTGGAGCAACTTCAAATGTTTCAGTTACATCTAATTTAGTAGTAAACCCCGGACAATGGGCACCACCGGTATCATCGCCAGCGCAAGCAAGATTTAATGATCCTGAAGAATTGTTGGATGATGCTGCACAAGAAAATAATGTGGAAAATGGACAAGCTGAAGAATTCTTTGCAGATGAACCATTAACCGATGAAGAAGTAACAGAGGCAGAATCTGAAGTAGAAGCATACCCAGAAGATACACCCGAATTACCAACAGAAGAAGTACCTCTTATAGAAGAACCGGAGGAAATATCATATGATGAAACTTCTTCCGAAATAAATATAGAAGAAGAAACTAGTAAAAAACCAAATCAACCTGAAGAAAAAAATAAAGTAGATGCTGATGTGTCTGGTGCAAAAACCGTAACTAATATAGGAAAAAGCGGAGTACCGCCGGGATTTGAAAAGTATGTTGTAGATAGAAGTAAGATATTAAGAAAGGGAGCAAAGAAACATGATGGTAATGGTGGTGGAGTTCCTGCTAGTGCATTAGGAAGGGTTAATGCTGGTAGTTATGGGTCTGGTAATTTACATCCTGAAGCAGCTGTTTTCTTTGGTAAATTTATAGCACAAGCTAAAAAAGATAATGTTCAATTTACTGTATCAAGTTGGTATAGAGATTATGAAGGACAGGTAAAATGTTGGAATGAACTTGAAGCTGGTAAGGCCGCAGTTCCGGGTTGGTCTAATCACGGATTTGGTATAGCTGTTGATATACGTGAATTATATCGTGCGGTTGGCGGTAGTATAAAGGCCGATGTAAATGCCGAAGTTAGAAAAAATAATAAATTGTATAAATATTTTGCAGCAACTGCACCTAAATTTGGATTTTATAACCCAACTACTTTATCAGATGGTAATAAACCTGATGAAGTTTGGCATTGGGAATATCACGGATTTAAAACATTTACAAAAGAGTATAGAGCTCAAATGATGAAATCATAATAATATGTCAGTAATACCTCCTACAAAAAATACCGCCCTTATAGTAGATGATTTTATATCATATGCAACAGCACATCTATCTACTGTAAGTGGTATTATAAATACAGTATCATTGTATCCACCAATCGGAACTCCGGGTCCTGGTATAATAAATTGGACTTCATATATGGTGGCACCTGCTAGACCGGGAGGAGCAGCATCTACTGGTGCGGACGTAGAAGATATAGAAGAAATTCCAGAAGAAGAAATAGTAATGAGTGAAGCTCAACAAGCCGCATCAGAAGAAGCTATGTTAGAGGGTGCTGATATAAATGAGGCAACGGCAACAGCATATGAAGAAGTTCCAGACAACGCAGAACCACCAACAGAAGAAGAACAAACTATATTAGAAGAAAGAATTGATGCAGAAGCTGAAGAAGGTGCAGCGGAAGTAGAAAAAGAATTACCACCTGAGGATAATCCAAAAAATCAAGAAAAAATAGAACCTATTCCAAATTATAAATCAAAAATAAAAGTTCCAGATGAATTAGTTAGAGCTATGAGAAAAGTTGGGGTTGGTAAAACTGCATTAGATAGAGCACATTTTTTAGCACAGGTGCATGCAGAGACTGGTGGATTTAGAGTTAAGACAGAAAGTTTGATGTATAGTGCTAGTAGATTATTACAAATATTTCCAAAATATTTCAAATCAGATGCTCAAGCTAATCAATATGCTAAGCAAGAGCAAAAGATAGGAAACTATGTATATGGTAACAGATTGGGTAATGGGCCCGAATCAAGTGGTGAAGGTTTTAAATTTAGAGGTAGGGGAATGTTACAAGTTACCGGAAAAGTAAATTATGAAAAATTTGGAAAAATGGTTGGTGATAATTGGATTGCAAATCCTGATTTAGTAGCTCAAACAAAAGGTGGGGCTGAATCGGCTTGTTTATTCTGGAAAAGTAATAACATATCAAAATACGCTACTGATGCTAGTGTTAAACAAATAAATCTATGTGGTTGGAGAGTAAATGGTAAAAATCCACCAAATGGAGCTGAGGAAAGAATTAGAGAATTTAACAAATATTGGGGGGAATTGCAGAAAGACCCTACCCTTTGGAGTTAAATCTCAAAAATACTTAATTCAAATATTTATAAACATAACAAAACAAAGAATAGAATATTATGGACATGGATAAACTATTAGAAGCCATTCAAATTCTGATTAAAGAGGAGCTTAAAGAGCAATTACCTGCTTTAATTAAGGAAGGTGTGAAGGCTGAAATGAAAAAGATGCTATCTGAAACAAAAGTAGCACAAAAACCACAATCAAAGGGTATTTCAATGGCTAAGGCTATTTTAGAAGATGAACCAATCATAGAATCGGTTCAACAAAAAACCGCACCAATCAAACAATACAGCAAAAACCCAATGATTAATCAAATCCTCAATGAAACAAGAGGTGGTATTCCGCAAGGGGATGGTGGATTTAGAACAATGAACTTTGGACAAGGTGACATGGGTTCAATTGTAGGTAAAAGTGCAATAGCTGAAAAAATGGGTTATGGTGAAATGGCTAAAGGACCTCAACCAACTGGATTGGGAGTAAACACTGGAGTAGCTGAAATAGATAAAGCTTTGAATAGAGATTATTCAGAACTTGTAAAAAGATTTAAGAAGAAGTAATGGCAATTGTATTAGGACAAAAATTAGTACAAGATACTAAAAAGTATGAAGATTATGCGATAGGTATATCATTACCAATCCAAATCGGTAATACTGCGTTCAATCAAACCTTTACAACAAATGAGCAAATTAAATCAAATGTAAAAAATCTATTATTAACTAAAAAGGGAGAGAGAGTAATGCAACCGGAATTTGGTAGTGGTTTGCAGGAATTACTTTTTGATTTTAATGATGATACTTTGCCTGGTAAAATTGAAGATGCTATAACAATTGCATTGGAACAATGGCTACCATATGTTACAATAGAACAAATAGATGTAGAAAGTACAAATAATAATAGAGATAATAACTTAGTTAATGTATCTGTTACGTTTGGATTATTAAATCAACCTGATTTAAACACTGTATCTTTCACAATAGCAGCTTAATAAATAAAAAATGGGAATAACTGTAACAAATAAAAATTTTAAAAATAAAGGAAAGGATATAAAATATCTTGATAAGGATTTTATTGGATTTAGAAATAATCTAGTAGAGTTTGCAAAAAATTATTTCCCAAAAACATATTCTGACTTTAATGAATCATCGCCTGGTATGATGTTTATTGAAATGGCATCATATATAGGAGATTCTTTATCTTATTATATTGATGATACGTTAAAAGAATCATTGATGGTATATGCTGAAGATATAAAAAGTGTATTAGCATTATCTCAATATTTAGGATATAAACCAAAAGTAACATCCCCAGCAATCACAACATTATCGGTTTATCAATTAGTTCCTTCAATTGGAACTGGAATAAATAATTTACCTGATACAAAATATTTTTTAAGAATTAAAGAAGGATTGCAATCAATTTCAACAAAAGATGGTATTGTATTTAGAACAACAGACGCTGTTGATTTTTCTGATGAAAATGGTAGAGAGGTTAGTGTTTATCAAAGAGATGCTGCAACGGGAGAGCCAAGTTTTTATTTAATTAAAAAGTACGTTCAAGTAATATCTGGTGAGTTAAAAGAGAAATCAGTTACATTTAATTCATATTCTCCATTTGAAAAAATAGTATTGGATGAAACTGATGTAATTCAAATTTATGATGTTAGAGATAGTGGTAATAATAAATGGTATGAAGTGCCATATTTAGCACAAGAAATGGTTTTTATAGATGTACCAAATACAGAAATAAATGATGCGGATTTGTATCAATTTAAAACAACTGTACCATACATTTTAAAAACAATAAAAACTCCAAGAAGATTTGTTGCAAAAGTAGATGAGGAAAGTAGAACTGTTATCCAATTCGGTGCAGGTGATTCATCAGCATCCGATGAGCAATTAATTCCAAATCTTAAAAATGTAGGATTGGGATTACCAAATTCTATCAGTAGATTAGAAGAATCATTTGACCCTACAAACTTTTTGAAAACAAAAACATATGGAACATCACCATCAGCAACAACAATAACTGTTAAGTATTTAACTGGCGGTGGTGTTAAATCAAATGTAGCAACTGGACAATTGACTAGAATCAATAAAATAGAGTTTGAAGAAGATACTCAAGCACTAACTGATGCAGAGAGGGCAATATATAACGCTACTAAAAACTCTGTAGCTATTGATAATGAAGTTACAGCTGCCGGAGGTAGAGGTGGTGAGACTGTTGAAGAAATTAGACAAAATGCTTTAGCAAACTTTGGTTCTCAAAATAGAGCAGTAACCGCAAAGGATTATCAAGTAAGAGTTTTATCAATGCCTGCAAAATTTGGAGCAGTTGCAAAAGCTTACGCTGTGGCTGATGGTACAATTGATAATAATTCGCCCGCATCTATATTAGCATCTCCAAACAATTTACAAGAGTTTACTGATTTGGTAATGAACTTTGTTAATATGCCTGATAGCGAAGAACCATCTGAACAATCTGTAAAAGAAGATATTACAAATTATTTAATTGGAAAGACTTCAAATGAAAATGAAAAAAATAATCCTTTTGCAATTAATTTGTATTTGTTAGGGTATGATTTATTTGGAAGATTAGTACCACTTAGTAGAGGTGTTAAAGAAAATGTAAAGACGTATCTAAATGAGTATAGATTATTAACGGATGGTATTAATATTAATGATGGGTTTATTATAAACATAGGTATTGAATTTGAGATATCAGTTTATCAGAATTATAATAAGAGTGAGGTATTGGCAAAATGTATTTCTGAATTGAAAGATTACTTTAAGATTGATAATTGGCAATTTAATCAAACCATAAATTTGAGTGAAGTTGAATTATTAATAGCAAATATAGAAGGAGTTTCATCTGTTCCAAATTTATTAATAGTAAATAAATGCGGAGGTAAGTACGCACCAAATTCATATAATATAGAAGCGGCAACTAAAGCTAAGATTGTATATCCATCTTTAGACCCATCTATTTTTGAAATTAAATATCCGGATTCGGACATAAAAGGAAGAGCAAAATAATGGGATACTACTTTTTAACAGCATCAAAAGATGCAACGCTTTATCTTCAACAACCCAATCAAAATACTGGGCTTGATGAAATCTTAGAAATAAGTAAAATATATTATGGGAACATAAAAGATGTATCTCACGCCTTAGTAAAATTTGATGTAGGATATATATCAAAATCAATATCAGATAATAGTATTGGATTTAATGATGCAACTTTAATTTTAAGAGAAACTCAAACAAATGAAATTCCATTAGAATATACAATATATGCAAGCGCACTATCTGGTAGTTGGCAAATGGGTACTGGTACTCGTTTTGATAATATATCAACACAGGGTGCAACTTGGAATTATAGAGAAGGTGATACTAAATTGGATTGGTTGCAAAACAATTTTAATTCATTTACAACGGCTAGTATAAACAATGGCGTGGGTGGAACTTGGTGGACACAATATGCAGCTTCTCAATCATTTAATTATCAAACTTCTGATATTAATATGGATGTAAAATCTATGTTAAGAGTTTGGATGAGTGGTTCTATACCAAATGATGGATTTATTTTAAAATATGCAAACGCAGATAATTCAAATGATGTAGAATCAAATACCGAAGATTATGGTGTAATTAAATTCTTTAGTAAAGAGACTCATACGATATATCAACCAAAGATTAGAATAGGTTGGGATGACCAATTATATGTAACCGGTTCATTAATAGCATTGACTGCAGAAGATATTAAAATTGGTATTAATAATTTAAAGAAAGAATATAAACTAAATAGTATTGCTAAAATAAGAATATTTGGTAGAGAATTATATCCATTAAAAACTTTTTCAAATCAATTCCAATATACTACTCAAAAGTATTTACCGCAAACTACATATTATCAAATAAGAGATTTTGCATCCAATGATATTATAATTCCATTTGGCAACTATTCTAAAATAAGTTGCGATGCTGATGGAAATTATATAAAACTTAATTTATCAAATTGGGAAGCTGATAGAGTTTATAAAATAGAATTTATGATTGAGCAAGATGGTGGTTCTCAATATTTTGATGATAATATAACATTTAGTATAGCAAAGAATTAGAAATGATAAAGAGATTAATAAAGACAGGTTTACGAAATGAAGATAAAATATCAGAACTTTTAGTTAGTGGTTCATTGGCAATCAAAACTAAAAATGATTTTGGTGTTCATATCTTTAGTGGATCTGTTGCGACTGATGGTATCCTTTCTGGTAAATTAACAAAACCAAAATACAATGAGGTTGAAGTTATAAAATCAATAGATACTAATATAGTAGAATTGATTACTCCGGATGCGCCATCATTACCACCAACAATTTTATTAACATCTTATAATGAAGCAACTCAACTTATAAGTGATTTAACATTGCAAGTTGAAAGATTAAACACAGTTACTCTTGATTTAGCATCAAAGGTTAAAGAATTGGAAATAGTAACTCAAAGTCTTTTGGTTGAAATGGATTCTAAAGATTTACTTTTGGCTGTATCACAAAATCAAACACAACAAGCTAATTTAAAAATAGAAAGTAGTATTGGTAGTTTACAAAACTCAATACAAAAAGCAACCGCAGAATCTATTCAAAGAGTTTCATTAAGTGCAAGAAATACTTCGTTATTACAAGAGAACGCATTATTAAATGAACAATTAACATCTGCACAAAATCAGATAATAAATCTTAACCAAACTATAAATCAGATAAATACTCAATTGAATACTAACCAAACACAATTGATTGCAGCTAACCAACAACTTACAAATGCAACTACTAAAAAGAAGAAAATCATTTGTAACGAATTATACAATCAAGGTTTCTTACCTCAACACATTTGGAACGCCGATGAAATTTATGGTGAGATGATGTATGAAAAAGACCCTCGTTTGGTATTAGGATATATGATGTGGGCTAGAAATGTAGTTAAGTATATGAAAGCTAAACCACAAAATACTAAGTGGATTTATATGATGGTTAAACCTTGGACTGAGCATATGGCTTATGTAGTGGGTACATTACCAAAAGATAATTGGATAGGTAAACTTATTCATAATGTAGGAAAACAATAT